GTTTGCTGACGTTGCAACTCGGTTTGCCGCACCCATTCGATTGGATCGTCCCTGTATAGACTCTCCATATCAATCGGGTTTTCCTGCTGCTGTTGGATTTGCTGTTGCAAAGCCGTAAGCAATTGAGCGTAAGTTTGCCGCTCTTCACGCACTGCGTTCAGCTCGGCTTCAGCGGCCTTGCGCTGTTCAGCCAATGCTTGCGTTTTGCGTGTGTAGTCAGCCGTTCGCTGGTAGCCGTTGATCAACTCATTGAGTTCAACCTCTTGTTCTTTGCCATCAATCTTGACGGTGAACTTTGGTGGCTCGCTGGATTGCTCTTGCTCTTGAGCGTCTTCGTCTGACTCGCTCGATGCTTCAACGTCTTCGGACCCTTCGCCTTGCTCTTCCGCGTCTGTCTCTACATCGCCAACATCATCGGATTCAGCTTGCGCTTCATCCGTTTGCGCCTTGGCTTCTGTCTGTTCTCCGGGTTCGGCAAACATCAACTCAAAGGCTTTGGCGGCTTCCGCCACCGTCATCCCCGCTGTGCTTTCGCTTTCAACGGTTGCTAAATTCTCACTCATTTATTGCGCTCCATCAAGTTTTGGTCAGTTTCCGTTGGCGATCAGCCGCCATGCGGGTCAACGTACCGCTGGTTATCACGCTTCCAAAGTAGGTCTGAAGACGGTCCATGGACTTGAAGTCATGAAAAATCGCCTCTCGATGCTTGGCATCTTCCGAGTGCGTCCACTCTTCAAACAATGATTCTCTAATCCGCTGCCACGCTTCCTGATAAAGCGTGGAGTTGATAATTCGTTCGGCTTCCTGTGCGCGTCGTATTTTTTCGTCGTTTGTCATTGCATGGGCTGCGCCGCTGTAACGGCTTGTTGGGCTTGGTTAATGGCTTGCATTTGCATCCGTTCACGATCCATTGCTACTTTGGCGTCAATCTCTGCCTGTGTTGCCGCCAAGTTAACTTGATACTTTAACTCCATTTCCTGGCGTTTCAGGATGCCATCTTGCGCTATACGATCACGCTCACGGTCATCAGCGCGGATCATCTTCTCGCGCTCAAGGGCAAGCTCGGCGGCTTTCTTTTGAATGTCAGCCTGAATCGATTGAATCTGCACTTGCGCCAAGGCTTGCGTTGGATCGGGTTGCGGTGGTTGCTGAGGCGGTGCGTAATCCATCGGCAATTGATTGAAGAATTGCGACGAGTCTTTGTATCCCGCCATCTCAACTAACTTGGTAAGCGTATTTGCGTACTGGCCCATGGTCACTAAGGGATTGTTTGGCCCAAGCGTTTGGAGCAACTGTTCTTGCTTGCCGGCAATGGCTTGCAAGAATTGAATCTTTTCATCAATGCCGCCCGTGCCAAGACCAACGTTCACGCTTACATCCATCGAGGCATCCCAACCGCGTGGATCGATCTGCACCCACTGATTGCGCAAGCGAATGACGCGTGGCTTGTCTTGATGCTGCGTAATCAAACGCAACAAACCTTTGAACAAACGCTTCATGCCGATTTCAGAAAACACGCGAGCGATCAACTCAATGTGTTGCTGCGCGGCTTGAACGGTGGCTTGTACCGCCAACTTGGTTGTTGATTGCAGTGCGTCGGCATTTAGACCCATGGAGGCTTTGGACATGCCAGTGCGTGCTTCTTTCACCTGGTCCATATACTCCATCATCGGGAATGCCTGACCGCCAACGAATGGTGTGGTGAACGGCTGCACCATGCCAGGCGCACGCATTCTAATAATGGCGCCGTTTTCGTTATTCAGTACATCGTCAAGGTTAACCTGGCCTTCAACAACGCCTGTGCGCGGATGAATGGATTGCGCCAATGAATCAAGCATATTGCGCAAAATCACTGACTTGATGCGCTGAATGTCCATGGTCACATCAGCCGTGGACATACCAAAAAGTGTGTGAGGCTCAGGGTCAGGACAGAAATAAGCAAAAGGCACATCATCAGCCGGATCGTTGGCAACGATCTTATAAGACGGTCCCATGGTGCAAATCTTACGGAGTTCCGCCACACCATCACCGTCTTGATCAAGCCTTATATAACTTTCTGTGTAAAGCACACGGCGTTGCGCAGGATTGTTGGCAGACTCACCAAACATCATTTGTGCGGGATTACGCGCAATGCGCTCAATGTTTGTGTCGAGTTCGTCTTCGCCCGTGTTTGACTCAACCAGCTCTTGGTCATAGCCCATGGCAACAAGCTCAGACACGGTGGCAAGTTTCCTGTGCGCCACAATGTCTGCGTCTTCAAGCGTCCGCGCTCTACGGTCAACGATAAACTCTTCAGGTGCCAGGCTTTCAACGCGGAAACGCTTAGTGATGACTTTGCGGCTCACCGTTACGTCGTGAATCATCACGGTTGGCGTCAGTTGCTGGCCGCTTAATGGATCAATTACGGGCGGCGGTGCTGAAGGGTCTTCGGCAGACATTAAGTCAACCATCTCAACGCCTTCCTGACCAAGAATCAACGACAGTTGCGCATCATCAAGTCCCGTGTAGTTTTCATTCTTAATTTCAATGTGCTCATCAACCCACCACTTGCAAACACCTGTTTTGCGTACCAAGGCATCTTTGAAGATGGAGTGAAACAGCACAAAGCCATTGTTGTCTTCGTTCAGAATATAGCGCACATAGTCAGTGGCCTGCTCTGCCATAGGCGCATCTTCCATGCTGCGCGGTACATACTGAACAACGTTTTCGGATGAGAAGAAAATGCGCATGAGGCTTGGCAAAATGGCCTGCACTGTGTCGCGCACATCCATTGATACAACCTGGCTGCGCCCCTCTTCTTCATCGCCAAATGGATCGCCAAAATAGTATTCCGTGGCGCGGGCGCGAAGATTGCCAATTTCTAAGTCAATGAAATTGGTAGCGTCAACAAGTTCAGCCGCAACAATGGCTTGAACTTCAGTCTCGTCCATAGGTTCGCCGGACTTGATGCCGGTAGCAAGGTTCATTTCAACGTCCATAGTTCACCATTTGACTTTGTTGGCCCAATAAGCCGCACTCATTTTGCCCTTGGCAATATTCGCAGCATGTCTTGCTTTGAATGCCTCGTTGCGTTTGGTGCCTTCCGGTGAACCTTGAACGCCTTGTTGCCCAAAACGAATCAGTTTGACCTCATCACCTGATTTCGCCAATACAGCGTGGCTTTTCTTAGGATGATTCGGCGTTTTCTTAGGCTTGTTATAACCAGAAAACGTTTCTGACCCGCGCTTAATCATCAATCTTCCTCACGCATAAAGTTAACGCGTTGAAACTCAACGGCTTCGCGCTGGCGGCGTGAGTTCATCATCGATGTAATAGGCCCGCCAACTAACCAGGCGTCGCATGTGCGTGCCGCTGCACACTTAAAGTGAAATAGTTCGCAGTAACCAAGATCGGCGGCGTCTTGCACCGCCATCTCTAAGTCTTCGTTCTCTTCGCTTTCACCTTCTTTGTACGATTCGCCGCTCTCTTCGCCCTCTTCGCCGTTCTCTTCGTCGCTTTCACCTTCCATACCACCTGTGATGCACTCAATCATTTCAGGCGTTTGGATGAAGGCGGCGCAGTTACCGCAACGCATCGACTTGGCTTGCGCTAAGTCCGTATTCCACGTTTCGGCTTTGGCGTCCCAGAATTCACGGTTAGGCAATTCAGGGTTAGCGGGACCGTAACCTACATTGGCAAACGCCCAATTGCGATTCTTTAAGTTCGCAACAGGGTCTTTGGTTTCAATAGGGCATTCCATCACTTTTTCTTCGCTTTACCGGCCTCGGACAACGCAATGGCTATGGCTTGCTTAGGATTTGTCACTTCCGGTCCTTTTTTGCTACCGGAATGCAGCTTGCCCGCTTTGTACTCGCGCATAACTTTGGAGATTTTCTTCTCGGCTTTGGTCTTTTTCATCATGATGGCAGTATGTCCGTAATGGAAACGTTGATGTTAGATGACGAACCGCGCAAAAACGCAATCTTTTCGCCAGGTTCGACGCGAAAATACTCAACGCTTGGCGCGGGCATGATTTTGCTCGTTGATGTGGCCGTGGGATTTGTGCCAATTTCAAAATGAATATGCGAATCGGTATTAGCAACCGCTACGCGCATCAGTGTTACGCCGGTGCCTGCGGCGTGCGACTGCTGGCTTGTATTGTCAACCGCCAAAAATGTTGTTGTACCAAACCGACCAACAATTTGAGGCCACAAGTGACCGGCTGAATCGCGTACTTGCTTGCTCATTTCTTAGACCTTGCAGCACGCATATTGTCAACGAGGTTTGGATAGGGTCTTCCAGCGGATTTCGCCATGGCTTTAGCGCTGGCTTTCTCCTTTTTGGATAACGGCTCGCTCTTGCCCAATGACTTTGGACGCGGTTTATCCCACACTGGCTTGGCTTTCATGGCACTACCCCCATTTGGGGGCCGACACTAGCACATTCGTGCATCAATGTGCAAGATTCATGCGCAACGCGTGGTAATCCTGGAGAAACCCGCTCATGCTGGCAAGTTTGTTGAACGCCATATCTGCTGACAAACGCGAGTGAAATAAACGCAACTGCGGTCTGCGCTCCATCTCAGCCCAGTAGGTTTGCAAAACCGTACGCCCCCAATCTTCAGCGGTTACGCGATTAATGTTGCCGCCAAGATATTCATACCGCATAAACATTTCCCAATCCACAATCCCTAATGTGTGGCGCGGGTTGTCTTTATTCGAGTCTTGGTTTGCGTGCAAGCGAAACGCCCCTAGGTGCGCCCCACCACCTACCGCCGGCCCGTGGCGCGTGGCTTCCAGATACGAAGTCACGTCACCCAAGTAATGCCTTGGTGCCAACTCGCCAAGTGGCGCGTAGGTCATGGTGAATGCGCACTTGGAGCGGTCCATCATCACAAACGAAGGCTCGCCAATAAAGTTCTTGTGCATCGCCATCAAACGCAAGATGTTCTCGCGTGATGACTTCATCAGTTCATCTTGATTAATAAAGCCTGGTGCGCGAAGAAATCGCCCGGCACTGTCAATCCAATGGCGTTGATGCCAAAACATCACGGCGTCGCGGTGATGATCCGCCAAATCGACTAAGTAGGACGTTGAAGATGGGTAAATCACATCATCGTCATACACAAAGCGCACTAAGTCGGAATCTGCCTGATCCCAAAGATAAGCGTAATGCGCCACCTGATCGCCAGGACAGATAAGGTGCGTGTCAATGACTTCAAAGTCATAGCGCTGCGCCATATCGTTGATCATGTGGTGGTCATTCTCATCAGGACTGTGATTGCCGATGATGACTTTGATGCGCGGATAGGTTTGCGCGTCAATGCTGGCTAGTGTCGTGTATAGGTGCTCAGGCTTATAGGCGGGAACAAGAATGGTTACGGGCCTCATGATTTGCCCCAACGCTTACGCTCAAGCTCGGCAAGTTGTACCAGTTCACGCGTGCGGCGTTCGAGTTCGATCACCATCTCTTCAAGCACTTCCCACTGCAATTTCTCGTACTCGCCTCGTGGAAAGTTCTCAAGCAATCCATTAACCCAGGCTTTTCTCGCCATATCGTTCAGGTTCATCCCTGTCCTTTCAATAGTTCCGCAGCATCGTCGTAGCCGTTTTTCTCCAGCAACTCAATGCAATGGTTTAAGCGTGCTTCGCCTGCAACAAACTCAATCTGCGCCGCAAAGATAAAAAGATTCTCTGCGTGCTGATCAAACCCCGTTCTTCTGGCGATGCCCATCACATCGCCAATCGTCAAATCTTTCACGCCAACACCTCCTTAATGTGTTGAGGCACCCTCGGCAGTGGCGCCCAGGCAACCGCCCATTCGGACCAGGTGCCAATGACGCACACGCCGCCGGGATTCAGCAACAATATCTTCACGCCTAGTGGCGGCGGGTCACCTTCGGGCGTGCGCCAGGTAGCTTCACCCGCGAGGTAGTCTTTCATGCTGACGCGCAGGTGCTCAACAGGCTCACCCATGACCAGCGGCGCAGACGCATCCGGTGGAGTGCCGATGCCAACGTTTCCGTCGCCGTGGTAGGTAAGATAAACCCGTGGGTATGTGTTCATGTGTTTCCCCTTGCTCGTATGGCAGCGTTGCACTTTTGTGCAATCCCTTCGATGCTATAAAACTCCCAGCATTCGCGAGCACATGCCTCACGCTCCGACTCCCTGATCTGCCACTCAAGTTCTTTCAGCAGGTCTTCCACAGTGTCGCCGTGTCCCGTGGCATAGCCTTGTCGCATCATCCATGCAGCCACTTTCTCACGCTCGGCAGCGGCAACAAGGGCGGCAAAGCGTTCAAAAGCATCGGTGTAGTTCCATAGGTCAGGATCAAGTCCAGCCTCCCTCGCCATGCGGATAATGTCTTCCCTATCCATCACGCCGCCTTAATGCCAAATGGGTTATGCCACAGTACGGGCGCTTTAGGCTTACGAGGCTTGAAGGTCTTGTACTGCTCCTTAACTTCAAAATAGTTCACCATCACTTTTTTCCAAGGTATTTCGACGTTTTTTATGCCCTTGGATTTGACAATCAAATCGTCTGCCGCCAATTCGGTCATGAGTTGATCAATCCTTTTGGTGGTCATATCAAACTTTGCCGCCAAATGCCAAGCATTCACAGGGTTCTTCAACCCCTTCAAATAATCAAAAATCATCTTCTTGCTTTCCGATCTACGCATTTTTCGTTTTGCCATTTCTACCCCTCTCGATTAAACAACTGCTCTTAAGTTCCGCTTAATCGGCTTGCCCCACTGTGAGTTGTAAGCCTTGCCGTACAACGCTGTTCCTGCATCGCTCGCAAAAGTTAACGCCAAAGCATCAGCCATGTCAGGCGATCCAATCCCGCGCTTTCTCATCTCGTCTTTGCTCTCTAGCTTCATCTTCCCGTTGCTATTAAACGAATAGCGTGGCGAAACTAATTCCGCCAATAACGACTCATCCTTAGGTATCTTGCAATCGCGCTTTTCCAACCACGCCTTCATCTTTCCCCATAGCTCAGCACGCAAATTCACATAAATCGTTCCCATGGCGGGAGACTCAGCCACGTTAATCCCACGCGCAGGCAGATTCAATTCGCGCAAGCGGTCCACAACACCGGCCCCTAAGCCAATCGAATCGACAAGTATTTCAACGGGCCTGTCTTCTGGCTTCATGGCCTCGTACTCAGCGACCACCGCGCCCGTGGTCTGCATCAAATCCAACCCACGCCACTTGCGTATCTCGGTCACTGCATTACCTTTACGCTTTGCCAACGCCGTGGCGTCCGTTCCAAATCGCGCCACATCCAATCCCCACACCGTTTGTGTATCCGTTGTTTCAACATCACGGTGAAAAGCGCTATCCACCAACTCAACGCCAATCAAGGTATCGTCATCGGTACGCGGAAACTCACCCAAGACGCGAACACGAAAAGCGTTGGACTCTTCGCCATACCTTGACGCCATATCCTTGATATAAGCGTCGCTGACCCTTTTAGAGTCATAGCAAGACACGCGACGTGTCCACCACTCATCTTTCAATCGGTTATGCGTGTCAAAGAAAAACCCGCTGGACTTCGTTGGGTTCCCCAACAAAATCGTCACAGCGTTATGCCCCGACATGGAACCCGCTGCCGCCTCGAACACGGACTCAGGAATACCTGATGCCTCATCCGCCACAAGCATCACATGGTCCGAATGCACACCTTGCAACGCTTCAGGTTGCTCGGCACGCGACGTACGGGCGGAGATGAATGCTTCCGTGGGCGATGACTTCAACTCAATCCGATCCGTTTTCGGATCAAGCAACTGCCGCCACACATCAGGCAATTCCTTGACCCAACGCTTCAACTCAGCAAACAGTGCGTCATACAACTGGCTTGTCGTTGGCGCAGTCACCACCACTTTCACCGGATAACGGCAAAGCACAAACCAAATCATCGCCCAAGACGCAGCGGTCGATTTGCCCACACCGTGACCGGACCTTACGCTGATCTTTCGCTCGCCATCCGATATAGCCTGCAAAAACTCAATCTGCCAAACATCAGGCTCAACGCCAATCACTTCACGCACAAACAACGGTGCGTTGTTCGCGTACCGGTCCAAGGCACGCGCAAACAACTTCACCAACTCATGATTCTTTAACTCTTCATTCACGTCCAAGCACCTTTGCAACGCCAGCGTGCGTAATCGTCACGCCATGCAATTTCATTACCTCACCGGCAATCTGACGCAACGACATGGACCCCTTCAAAGCCTTAATCGTTGCAATGGCGGCTTGCTGCTCGGCAACAGGCTCAAGGGTCGCTGCCTTGCCAGCACCTACAACGCGAAACCCAAAAGGCGGCAATCCCCCAACGTGCCCGCCAGCCTGACGCTTTGCCGCCTGGCCTACGCGCTGGCGATCCTTAATCACTCGCCTTTCGTGCGTTGCAAATGCCGCCATGATCTCAAGCATCAACTGCCCATAAATATTCTTCTCATCCGTTACATCGCCATGCCCATTAATAATCAATCGAATGCCGCGCTCCTTAAACGCGTGAACGGTATTCAACGTATCCATCGAGTTGCGGCTAAACCGATCCAGCTTCGCCACAATGATCACATCACCAGGCTGTGGCGTTACACCGCTTGCCGCCAATCGATCAAGAAAATTCAAATGCCCCGAAACACCAGCATCTTCAATAAACCGATCAACCGTCAAGCCATGCGTTAACGCGTTTCCGGTCACTTCCCTGCGTTGCGTGTCAAGGCTTGTGCCATTGGCTTGCTCATCAGTGCTTACGCGCAAATAACCGTAATTCATAACGCCATCCAAATCATCGTTGCGTACAGAGCGCCAAACATTGCGCCGCCAATGATCAATGTTGCTGTTGTGGACTTCATCTCGTTTCCTGTGTTTGTGTCAGTGGTGTAAATGTACACCGCGTTTACAGTCATGGGGGGCGTTTACGCAAAAATTTTTTGGGTAACCGACGAACGGATGAACGGTAATGGGGGGGCAGGGCGCGTTATGCAAGGCAAGCCACGCGATGCCCGTTATGCAAGGCAAGCCACGCGATGCCCGTTATGCAAAGCATGAGTGGGCGCGTGTGGGGTGCCGCGCCTACGCCGCCCCCTCGAAACGCTGAAGGGTGGGGTGTTGCGCGAACGCGACGTGGCGTAAAAGCGACACGCGTTGCGTCAGCGCAACGCTTTACCCGTTGTGCGGCGCAACATCGATGGTTTTGTCATCGACGTTTACGGCGTTGACGGTTTCGCGGTATCGATTCGCCATCAGGTGCGCGTCAGTGATGTTCACCTGAACGTTCACTTGCGCCTTGTTCTCTCCATACGCTTGCTGGTTCCACTTGCCAGCGAGCCATTGCCGGTAACGCGCCCTGACGTTTGCCAGGTTCGCCGTAACCGCGTCAGCGCCATCGACAATCGCCAACCCTTGCTCAGCCAAAACGTGTGCCGCCCTCGCGCGTGCACGCGCAAATTCTTCGCTGCGCTCGGGAGTCGTTTCCGCCCACGAATAAAACGCGCCCTCGCTTACGCCAAGAGCGCCTATTAACTCGGACACTTTCACGCCGCTCCCGATCTGCTCAAACAGTCCCTCTTCGCCGCCTGGAAACTTATGCACCGCACGATTCACGATCGACCTTAACTCTCTACGCTTCGCGTTGCTCAATCCCGCGCCACGCGTTTCACGCACCGCGCCTTCTTCGCTTTCCGCCTCACCAGTGCCGCTCAAACGCGTCAGATCGCCCTCAGTTCGATTTTCTGCTTCCATGTTCACTCACTTACCTTTCGCTTGTTCCATCGCCTTTAACGCGTCCTTGCTCAACGCGTAAGCCTGCTCACTGCTTCCCTTGTACACCGGACCAATATCCTCTTCCGCCATAAGCGTCAACACTTCCGCGCCAGGCATGGCCCGTTTAATGTTCACCGCTTGCGTAAAAAATTCCTGCTGCAAGATAACCGCCACCTCATCCATCGTCCAGCAGTCGCACTTAGGTCTCATGGCCGCGTAGGCGTGGACAGTTGCCGGATCAGCGCAAATCGCAAACACGCTCCCGTCATCCCGTTGACCCTCCATAACACTTACCGCCAACGGTTCAGCGTTCATCGCCTTCGCTTCAGCCTCCAACACGTCAAACGCTCGCATCATCCCGCCACACGCCAAACGATACGCCTCAACGTCTCTTGCTTTCCGCGCATCCCTACACCGCCATAACTGCTTCCAAAACCTTAACCGCGTTTCCTCGCTCACAAGTTCCGCCAAACGATCTAATCCCCAAACCTTATCCGCCTCACGCTTTCTCTTCATCACACTGACCGCCACACTATTCATCGCCAACACGATCTGGTCATCCTCTTCAAAAGGATTCTTCAACCGATCCTCTGATCCGCCATACAAACCATCTCTAACCTTCCCGCGCTTATCTTTTGCCGCCATAACCCAAATCCTTTCTCTACAAATCACACATCAAACATCAAGCGTCCGAAACATTGAAGCGTCCGAATGTGTGTCTTTCAGACACACACACATTTCGGACGCGTTCACTTCTTGTTCTACAACGCTTTCGGACAACTTCGTACGCGTTTTCGGACGCTTAAAGGACAAAACATTAACTTTAGGACACCCTAATTCGGACGCCAAAACATCACTTTCGGACATTCGGACGCTTAACATCAAAATCCTTCCTGATTAATCGGCTTGATCCACACCAAATCGTTTCTTATGGCGGCAAACTCAAGCTCAACTAACTTGTCCTTCACCTCCTTCCAACGCTTCCGCTTATCGCTATCCTCTACATCATTCCCTAGCCTGGCGTACACCTCATCACGCCAACGCTCTAACGTCACCACGCGATGGCGTTCACCCTGAACGATCTGGTATTGCCCTTCCGTCTTCACGATATGGCGTAACGCTTCCCTACCCATCGACTGATGCTTACCGCGCCCCGCGTTTGGCTTTGCGTTTTGTGGCGGTCTGAATCCAACGCCATCAGGTAAATCACCCTCGAAAGGTTTGACTACGAGCGTATTGGCTAGGTCATCCTCAAACCCCAGGTTTAATTTGGCGGCTGACGTTTCATGCGTTTCATCCGATTCCTGCTGATCAAAGTTCACTGTCTCCATGGAGAAATGAATCTCCACACCGTCCTTGCCATCCTTTTGCTTGGTTACCTTCAACGTGCCTGACATTTGATCGGTATGGCGGGTAATCTCAATCTGCGTATCCACCGCACCTAGAAAGCTAGAGTGACCGCGTAAACCTAGCGAAGCATCCTTGCCGCTATGGTGGACAACCAAAAGCGCTGCGCCCGTGGCTTCTTGCAGGCGTCCACAATTACTGATGAAACTTCCCATGTCCTCGGACGCATTCTCGTTGCCGCCGCCAAAGGCGCGGGCCAAGGTGTCAATGATGATCAATTTCGGACGCTGGATTTCGGACGCTCGTATGGCGGCTATCAAGTCAGCAAAATCCTGATCCGATGACCTTAAGTTAACTTGCGACCTAATCACGCCAACGGGTATGTCCTTGAGTTCATACGCATGGCGTAAACCTGAAATCCTTGTACCAATACCGCCATGCCCTTCCCCTGCGATGTATAAGACCTCGCCGGCTTGCGGCACTTCGTGCGATAGCCACGAGTCCCCACTGGCGATCATGGCGGCTAAGTGCAGCGCGATAAACGATTTGAACGTGCCTGGCGGGCCATAGAGCGCTATAAATCCCTTCTCAGGCACAATCCTATCCACCAACCACTTAACCGGCTCATCCTTCGCGTCACGCCACATCTCAACCCTGTAGCGTTGCGCTTCCTGCGCTTCAACAACTTCGGCAAACGGTTCCTTCTCTGGCACAACGGATTCAGGTTCCGTCTCGGCTTTCTCATCAATCACTAGTCGTTGCGGCGGTACAACGTCCTCGAAGTCCTCAATCACGTTGGCCTCGCCAACGCGTTTGGCGAACTCCTCGAACGTAAACCCTCGCCCGATAAACTCTTCAGCATCATCGCCAATGGCTGACTCGTCATCGGCTAAATCAACCACCTTGATCGCTTGCGCTACCCCTTGCAAATCCCTCACGACGCGTTTGGCGTACTTCCAGCCAGGTCTATCGTTATCAGGTAGAACTACTACTAATCGACCATGAAACCATGGCGTGATGGCGGCAGGCCACTCGCTCGACCCCGCGTGCGCCGATATGGCGACCACATCGAACATGCCAACCAAAAACTCAGCGGCCTTTTCGCCCTCGGTCACAAATACCGGCGCCATGGGTCTTGCGATCATGAGCGGTAAGCCAAACGGTATGGGCGTCCAATTACGGATCGTTGGTACGCGCTCGCCATTGATAAGGTGATACTGGCGGTACGTCTTGCCACCACCTTCAACGTCATACCTAACCTTTTGCGCTGTGACTTCGCCGTTCTCATCGATGTAATCCCACGCCATCACTTCTTTCATCGTTGGCGGCACAATCGGCCTGATACCCGATAAAGGGTCACGCGCAACCAGCGGGCGGTTCCAGTTCAACGAGTTAGGCAAGTGAGGTTTGATGGCGGCAAACACATCCTCCTGATCGCACCCGCCAAAGCACTTAAAGAGAAACTTCTCACCGAGTTGCGTAATCGCAAGCGATGGATGCCGATCACCCTTGCCATTGCCATGCCCAGGTACCGGGCAAGACGCAAGCCACCCCCTCTTGTAACGCTTGGCGTTACCAAGCGCTGCGGCTAATAGTTCTGCGTTCATCTAGGCGCCGCCGGATTGCCTTGCAGCACAATGCCTTCGTGCACCGGACCTTTGAAGTCATGGCGGACAATGGACCCTGCTGAAATCTTCACGCGGTTAGCGATTTGCTTACCCGGAAGCACATAAGATCCAATACCCATGATCACCGCCACGCCAATCACGCAATCGCCGCACACTTCCGTATTCGGAAACATCGTTGTCCATGCGTGAATTACCGAGTCATGCCCAACCGTTGCATTGGTATTCATAAACACAAAATCGTTGATCCAAGCATCCGCCGTAACGATCACTTGCGGCGCTAAAACGCAACCCTTACCAATTTTCGCGTAGGGCGATACCGTACAAGTGCTGTGTATGTACGTCCCCCATCTTTCTTCGTTCTTAGCAACAATGGCTTGCTTTGCATCAGGGTCCGCCACAGCTAACAGAAACTCAGCACCAGGAAACGCGCCCTCTCGGATGCTTTCCACCACGGGATACTTGGCGGCATAGCGCTTATTGTTAAACGGTTGCGTTGAAACCACGCACACAATCTCGTGCGTTCCTTCCTCCTCGATGTAACCGATCAACTCCTTGGCAAGCCCTCCTGAACCAAAGATAACGTACTGGTTTTTGCGTTTTGCCTTTTGATACATATTGTGATCGCCGCTCATTGATTGCGCCCCTTTAACTTGATTCTTTAAGTCGTAGTCCTGTTACGATATTTACCACTTGTTCTTCTCCTTTAGCTTGGCTTCGATAGCTTCCGCAAAATCCAACACGTTCTGATGTTCAACGCAAATGTGAAACTCCACAGCACTGCCACTCGCTTTGTTGCATTTCCAGATTTCATCTGCCGTCAGCCCCACCCATTCACGCTCTGTCTCCAGTGCTTGGCGCAGGGCGGTGATGGCTTTGTGCGCTTCTACTCGGGCCTCGCTGTCCATCAGAGTACTAGGCGTTCGCGTGAAATGTTTGGTGACTTTCTCCAACGCCTCCAGCGCCAACTGCATAGCTTCTCTGCTCATGTGTTCTTCTCCTTTAGTTTGGCCTCAACCGCACGGGCAAATGCAAGTACATCTTCGTAATTCCAGTGCTGCCCAGGCGCAGGCCATGTTGGGTTAATCTCGTGCAGTTCAGGCTCAGTCAGTCCAACCCATTCACGCTTTGGCGGTACCGTGTACACAGGTTGCGGGCTAAACACTTTGTCCTGTGGCTTTTTGCGAAAGTACACATGCCCGGTTCCGGTTGTGTGCATCCATGCAACCGGCTCTTGCTCTGTCTCCAATAATTGGCAGCAATGCCCGCACCTTGGACATTCAAAGTCTTGATTCATCGATCACCCCCAAACGCGTAAATTGGAAACTTGGACAAATCCGGATAACTCATCTCAATGTCCTCCATCACTTTTGGCGAACCATCACGATGCCAGAATTGATTCATGAGCAACAAACCACGCGCTGCCACGTCCGGCATCATGTAAAAGTTCCAACCGATCATGTCGAAATAATCGTCGTGATAGGAACACTCACGCCTCCCGCTGAAACGCGCCCGCTTGAACCACAGCATGGCGGCATAGTCATCAGTGAGAATCGCACCGCCCTTGCCTAGCTTTAAGTGCTTATAAGGCCCGGTAAAAGACACGCACATGTGCGAGCCTTTGATAAACATGTTGGAGGTAAACGAAAGCGCAGCATCCCACACACGCGTGGGTGCTAATTGATACGCGCCCTTAATCGTTCTTCCTTCAACCGGATAAAAGTCAACCTTCGCGCCGGCATGAATCACTTCGCAAGGTACGCCTGGATAAGTTCTTGCGGGTAGCCTGATCGTTGTTCCCGCCACACGTTCATAGGTCAGCGCTAAGAACAAAGCGTTGCAGCAGTTATCTACTGCCACGCAATACGGTGCGCCGGTGTACTCGGCAACCTTTTCTTCAAACGCTTCCGTTATTTTGTAAACGCCATCTGCCATGTCATCCCCTTGAGAGTCAAAAAATCCCGGCCTAAAAAGACCGGGTTTTGTGAGTCAGTGACTACTTAGAACTCTTCACCCTTCGCTGGCGCATGGGTCACCGGTTCCGGCGCAGCAACGGGCGCACTGCCTGCATCATCCGTTGGCCTTGGCGCCCAACCGGTGATGTTCCACCTGGGCTTGCGCGTGTTGCCTTTGCCAACCTTCATGGCCTCGGCGCCAACGTACTCGATGATCGGCAACTTGCCAGCGTTCGCATTGCGATCCTTGGCGGCTGCCGTGTAAAGCGCTTCCAGCCCCATGTTCGGCCCTGCGCCATTGGATGACCATTCAACCCAACCCATTTCGCGGCTAAAGAAACGCACCACAAATCCGCGCTTGTGCGCATCGCTTGGCTTTGGGCCTTGCCTGCCTAACTCTTGATCGGGTTGCCAATCACGCACACCGGCTTCAAGCAACAACCAACCCGTTTGCACGTTGTCAATGTCAAACAACATTTTTTTTAATTGGATTTCCTGACCCGTCTTGTCGCTCCACATGTTCATGGATGGCGAGAAACGAATGTATGGAAGTCCTGATCCACCACCTGTAAGTCCTAGCATGTCAAAGTTTCCTATTTCAAAGTGAGGTCAAATTTGGCGCGGGTTTGCGCCCAAGTGTTAAGCCACTTGATTCAGCGGTGACCTTATCCGCGAATTCCTGATAAAGATTTGGATATTTCTTTTCTAACTGCGCAGGCGTAATCGGCACTGTTTTTACAGCACCCTTATGAGCACTCAGCAATCCCGCCATCAACTCATCGCTTTGCCATTTGCGCGTTGCGCGTTTCGGTATAAGCGTCCAGTCATTGAGTTGGCGTCCATCCTCCAATGCTTTCGTGATGCGCTCTTTAATCGCTTCAATCGTATGCGCTGCATCATCCGCCACATTCATCATGGCGTTCAATTCATCTTCCGTAGCTTCATCAATTTGCTTTGGCGTTACACCGGCAAAACTTTCAACTCTGGCAATTTTTGCCGGGCACTTTGACCTGGCCGGGCACCAGCGGCAATGCTCACCTTCATTGGTTGGCGGAAATGGTGCCAGCGTATCGCGCAGTGCCGGCTCCAACACATTGGCGGACCAATCAATAAGTTCAGCCTTCGTCATAAACGCCAAACTGATCTGCGGTTCCTGCGTTGGCTGAATGATTGCAAGCGTAATGTTTTTAATGCTTGCCGGTGCCTTTTGCAGTGCGCCTAACGCGTAAATCTTAAGTTGCGGACCTTCAACATCAACCTTAATGCGGCCTGTTTTAAGGTCTGCAACAACCAGATCAGTATCATTAGAGCAAACAAGATCGGCAGTCCCATAAACATCAGCGCCAGCGTAATTAGGAATCCTAAGACGCTCTTCGATGAGGCAAGCACTTTCCATGCGCTTTTCCAGTTCGCCCGCAAAGTCCGTATAGACCTCGGCCCAAGACGCCATCTCTTCGCTAATCGCAACACCTTCAAATTCCTTTCCAACAAATGTGTGTGGCGCTGAACCTGTCAGCATGACTGTTTCCGCCAATGCGTGTACCGCTGTTCCAATCTTTGCAGCGTCTCCCGCTTCGCGTGGCGGTACGCCTCGTGAGAGTTTGATTGATGCCGGGCACGCTATCCATCGCTCGGCGGCTGATGGTGACCATTCTGAGTGTGCGTTCATGACTTTTTCCTCTTATGTTTAAGTTTTAATTTTTTGCGTTTTAGCTTGCGCTCGTCGTGATGCAAGATGCGATGGCAGTTGGAGCAAACCGCAATACACTTTTTGATTTCCTCGAAGACTCTTTTGTATGCGCCTTGCGCCACAAGCTCGTTAATGTTTCGCTTTGGCGGCGTTCGATCAACGTGGTGAAAGTCAATGACCGCTTCGTGCTGTATGCCGCACCGCTCGCAATGAAGTGATGCTTTGTATGCTCGCCACTTTGCACGCAATACGCGCTTTGACGCGACACTTGCCTTGATTGTTTTTTCTCGATTTCGCTCGTAATATTTTCGAGCATAAATCTTTTGCTTGGTTGCTCTAACCTTCGGGTCTTTGTACGGCAAAAGCCTTCCTCCAATACAACGTATTGGGCGAACCCCAAGGGTCGTCTGGCTCGAACATCCTGAAGCCTGTGGCGATCAACGCGTTGGCAGACGCCACATTGTCCGTTGTATCTGTAATGGCCTGCGTTAAACCTAAGTCTTTGGCAAACTTCAAACGCTCTCGGATTAACTTTTTTTGCAAACCCCGGCCACGAAACGCTTCCAGCGTACCGGCCCTGGCTAAGTACGCGGCTTGCGGTGTTTTGCTGGATTGCAGCATGGCGGCAAACCCTGCTAGCCGACCGTCGCAATACGCCATCCACCACCAACCGTTCTTGGGACTTAGGACCGTATCCAATGGCAAGCACTCTTTCTGAAGAAAGCGTATGGCTTGCTCGGTGGTTTGGGACATTACCGTCACCCGCTTGATCCGAAACATGCAGCATCCTCGTGAACTCCACGATTATGCTATAAGTCTTGTGTCGTTTCAACGAAACGCTCAATCACCCAAGTGCGCATCCACAATGGGCGCATGGTTTGTTTGGCGTGTCGCTCATCAAGCCATGTCGTTGTCCTTGTTATACCGCCAGGCGCAACCCAGTGATAGGGTTTGATGTAGTGCGGCACATAGGGCATACCCTCCAACATGTATACGGGCATGGGGTGCAATTCTGCTTTCTTGTCGCTGTTGTTGATGTTCATTTGCCTTGCCATTTATCTAAGTAACGCTGCGCTGATTCTTTCCACGTCGGACCCATCAAGCCTTGACTGTGATGGATGGCGGAAATCGATGACACGTAAATTGATAAGCCTTTGTCTGTAAATTGGCGGCATAAATCCATGTCGTAATGATGGAAGGTGAATTGCTCATCAAACCTTATATCGTTGTCATGAAACGTCTTTGAGTAAGCCGCCATGAACAAACCATCAATCAATGACACTTCACGGTTTGGCGATGCAAACACATCCCAACTCGTCAAATACTCACCGTTGCCACGCGCTACGCAACCGGCCCATGATTGGCGATCCGATAACGTGCCTTCCATATCCGTAATGGCCCATGACGTTTGACCTGGTGATGGCTGACAGTTACCCGCCAATCCAACCAGGTGATGATCATCGAGTGACGCACCTAAGCGCATGTACCAATACCAATCGACAATCTCAACGTCATCGTGCACAAACACAAGTAACGCCGGATCATTCTTGGCGGCTTCAACGGCTTCGTTATAGCGTTGGCACAACCCTGCTGTGTTGTTCGTGAACAGTTGCGCTTCAATAAACGACAGATGCGCAAAGCGTTGAATCGTTACGCCTAACGGCGTTCCTGCAAAATCTTTTCTGTTGTGGCGAGTGCACGCCACAATCCTAATAGGTATCATTCAATCCCCCATTGTTCTAAATAGTGCGGCCTGTGTGACTTCATCCATGGCAATGACTGCTGAAGATTCGATTGCATGTCAACGCCAATCGTCATTGATCCAACGTGGTGTATGTAGCTACGGCTAATCCAATGGCTAAAGCCAAGTGCCACAAGGTCAGCGCACATCACATCATCGCTAAACCAGTTCAGTGGCGGAAACGGTGCTTGCTCATACGCTAGACGCGGTAGCCATGCAAATAACGGCGATACCACTTTGTTCTTCTTGACCGCGCCCTCGCCTTTCCAACGCATACCAACAAACTGGTCCCTATCGTCTCGCGGTATGCGAATGTTTTGCGAAGGGCGCACATAGTCTGATCGCGCTGCAACGAGTCCCAACTTCGGACCACACAATTTCTTTAACGCTTCAACATCTTCTAGCAATAAGCGCAATGAGTAAGGTGCAAGCACAATGTCATCGTTGGCGATGATTACACCATCGTCGTCTTTTGACATGAAACGCTCAATGGCCCTGTTGTAGTCATCACCAAACGTTGGCCCTTTTCCGTTCTCAATGCAAAGGTCAACTTCTGGCGCATAAGCATCAACGCTTGCCGCCAGTACGTGTAACGATCCCTTGTCAGGCTTGATCGTTGACACGATCATTTTTATGCCCATTCGCCAATCCTCTTTAGGCACTCAAGTGCGCGGCGGCGAACAACAGAATCGTTAAAGCGTCCATAGCTTTCTAAACCTTTGAGCGTTTCAACACAATCCGCCAGATTCTCTAGCGCAATGTTCAAACGCTTTTCGAGTTCGCCAACTTCGACGTTAGCTTTTGGCGTTCGACCCTTTTTCGGTGCTATTGCCTCGAAACCAAACGTGTCGTCCGCCTGATGCTCTAAGTGGGCAGTCTCTTCCTTGGTTACAGTACCCGTTGCAGCAATCGTTATTTTTTGTTCCATTGCGATCCCTTTCAGGTTGGCGGCACAATGCCCGCCATAAAGCGTTAAGTGAAAAGTTTTTAACAAAAGGCATCTTCATCGCTGCAACAAGTAGCGTGCAATCTGTCCAAGCATTAAGACGCCGCCCAAGTAAAGCGAACCTAACAACAGTAACTTCGCCTGCCTGTCTCGTATGGCGTAAGCCGGCACTCGCTTAAATGTAAATACAGACTGAATCCACAATTGATCATCCGCCAAATAGTTTGGCTTTGGCGGCTCATAGGCTGATCCAATCTTTGGTCGATCAACGACAACCACGGTTTCACCATCGCGCCGGATCAGCATCACATGATCCTTTGCAAAACGTTGTAAGCATGGCTGCGAACCTGGTCCGTCACTTGACCGCCAAGGCGTTCAACGTCGGTTAGCTCACCAATAAACTGCCTAGCAGTGCGCAACTTGCGATCTGAATCGGCTGCGATTTGGCGCGTATACGCCAACAATTCTTTCAAGTTCTCTACTTCCTGTGTTTTCATAGTAACTCCTATTGCATCGAACCATATAAAGCAATCAGCGCAGCGTCAGCACGTCCGTTATCCTTGACACGGCTAAACGCTGAACTCATTTCGGGAAACATTTGCATCGCCAGGGCGCGTGCGCCTTCCTTGCCGCCTGTTAAGCGCACAGCGCGTTGCCATGTCATTGGCGGTACAAAGTGATAGCGAATCTTGAGACTCGCCAATACGCCTTCCACGTTACCGAGCGAGCGTCCAAAGTTGAACATCGACGTTACGCCTTGGCCTGGCATGGCGGACACTTGCTCAATGAAGCATTCGCACTCATGGTCGATCAAGAATGCCGCCAACTCCGTATGGAGTTCGTGTGGCGCGACAAAGCGTTTTACTGACTTGCCAACCTTACGTTCAACCGTTGGCATGTCAAACACGCTCACAAGTTTTTGACCTTGAACGGCTGCGATGGCGCCGCTCAACCCTGGATCAATGCCGAGAATGATTTTCATGGTTTGCAATCATGCACCATGTTTACGAAATGGTTAGACCATTTCAGACAAACGGTCAAAAAAAAGCCGCCATCGGTAGGCGGCAAACACTCTCAGGGGGAGAATGACACAGGAGGAGTCCTAGTGAGTAGTTTACCTTCGATATTCCTCTGTGAGAAGCCCTCCCATCACAGGGAATGGCGCAACTTGGAACGGGCCAACCTGGAACGGACCGGCCATGCGTTGCGCAAGCATCCTACGTTGCCTCTCGCGCTCAAGCGCAGCGGCGGGCGATACAACGCCGCCTTGCGCCGCAGCTTGTGTCGCTTCCACATTGGCGGCGGTTTGCATACGCTGCGAAATGTTTTGCGCCATAGGTCCAACTAGCGGCACATTGCCGCCAACACCACGCGTCACAATATTCATGAGTGTTGGCGCTGTGCCTGATCGATTGATAAGTGGCACGCCGCCTGTTGCTGGTTCGCCAAACGCTGCGGTTGATGCTCGACCGATACGCTTTAACTGGTCAACCTCTTCTTTGTTAAAAAGTACTTCAAGTTTCGGTTGAATGCGTTTTAACGCGGCGTTAAATCCTGCCTGGCTAAACGCACCTGACGTACCAACGGCACTGTCAATAAGCCATTGAACTGTTTGCGCCCTAACGTCATCCCATGCCGCCTTGGCTTGATCGAGCACTGCTTGATCAATCTTTTCACCGCGTGGCTTAGTAAGCGTATCGCGTAGCGCAATCACGTCTTTGGTTTGCCCGCCAATGATGAATCGCTGAAAAAACTGATCTTGATTGGCTTGACCGGCAACGATTGGTTTGAATGGTTCAAATTCCCTTGCTCTGGCGGCTGACAGGTTGATGCCTTCGCGGAACTTTTGCACCGCTTCGTTTGCTTCTAATCCTTGCGTGGCTTCAGCCAAATAAACATCGAGTTGGCGTTTAATGTCACCCATTGCTTTGGCGGAACCAGGGTTTTCGCCAGCTCGTTGCGTAAGTAACTGACGAAACTTGATCGCTTCTTCAATACTAAATGGGCGTCCAGCATCACCGCCAATAGCAAACTGATCAATTCTCTTTTTAACAGGCGCAGGGATAACATCTTCAAAGTCATCAAGCGTCGCTTGAATACGTTGGCGGAAATCGCCAAAAGGTATTTGATCCTTTGCGCCTGGCAATCCACGCGCTGCGTTGTAAGCCGCGTCAATGTCAGCACCTAACGCACCAAAAATACCGCTACGATCAACGCGCTGACCAATTGCGCCTGTTACGGCTTCACCCGTTGCCAATGGCGTCGGTTGCGCCTGGCCGCGTATTGCCTCAAGCCGTTCGCGCAACAGACGCGGTTGCTGCGTAAAAATGTCAAGTAATGGCTGGCCTGATTGCTCAATGGCGGCTAAGTTGCGCTCCATAGCAAATTGCCTTGGATCACGCGTAACTTGCCCTGCCGTGTAGGGCATACCTAGTTTTTCAAAATCTTCACGGCGTATCAACGATGCCGGGTCAAGATTTCCTGTGGCGCGTAACTGTTGCTTTGCACCTTCAGCCAATCGCGCTTGCGCGGTTGCTGTGAGTTGCGAAATGTCAGCCTGTGGATCAAGCGATTTGATGTAATTGTTGATCTCAACACGCACTTGTGCCGGCGGCATCGTTACTGCCTGGCGGGCCATGCCGCCAACCACATCTTTTCCGCCTAACGCAAGACGCGTTGCGCCTTTCACTACTTCAGGCGCCACCACACCGGCAACGGCGCCTGTTGCCGCTTGCGCAAGTTTAGATTCCGGCGTTCCCGCTTCGCTGTACATCGCTGCGGCTGGCAAGGCGCCTTGAAGTGTTCGCGCCGTTATGCCTCCAAGCGTTAGTTCGCGGCCACCTGGTATGAGCATGGCCGGCGCAGTTGCCATGACATTGCCAACCATGCGCGGAATGTCTGCCGCTGGTCCTGCATCGGTACGCATACCGCGCTCGCCGTAAATGCTAGGCGGCTGCGCAGTACCAATTGCGGCCTCATACAACGCCAAATCTCTATTGACTTTTTGAGTGTACTTGGCAGCTTCTTCAGGATCAGTTGCCATTAAATACAACTGCTTAATACCCTGCCCAACATCAAGAAATCCTCGAATCGTTCGCTCGCCAATGGTTGGTGATGGCGGACGCTCTATGCGCGGCGTTTCAACGGGTATCAAACGCACTTCGCGCTTTTCTTCATCATCCTCAACGGGTATGAGTCGGGCTTCAGCCATGATTTATTCCTCTACGCGGTAACGCTTGCCGTTAACAGTTACATAGTAATTGTCATCTGTGCCTTTTGTGGCGGTCATTGATTTGCCTTGCACTGTGACTTGCTTAGAGTACGGCTTTGGCTCATTGATTTGATATAGCGGTGCAAATTGCTGCATACCAGGCGTTGCAAGGATCGTCTGAGCCGCATTGCGTCCGCGCTTGATTAACTCACGATCAACGCGATCAGAGATATCTAGTGCTTGGCGCAGCGATGCCTCGCCAACTGAAATATCGGCGTTCGATACTTTTGTGAGCAACAAGATATCCGAATCAGACAGTACGCCTTTCATCTTCGATGCGTTGTTCAATGTGCGTTGTGCAAGTTGAGGAATCAATGTGGCGGTATTTGCAATCCTTTGATCGTTTTGATTAAACCCTAACGCTTGAGCTGCCTGGCCTAACTTAAGCCTTCCTTCAGCACCAAAGCCAGTAATCACGCCCTGATCAAGCAACGCTCTAACGCGGTTGCTATTTTCAATCTGGCTTGCTGATGACTGCCCTTGTTCAACTTGTAATTGAGCTTGACCGGCGGCACCCTTTGCTATTTCCTTGGCAAAGGTTTCGCCGGTTTGCACTGTGATGCTTGGCCTTCCTTCGGCTGCAATTTGTTTTTTTATGTTTAACCATGCCAAACCAGCAGGACTGTTAGCAAAAGCTGGGTCTTCTAAAACGCGTTGCTCAAAACTTAATTGCTTTTTTTCTTCTGGCTTAAACGGCGCCTCAGCAATCAATCTTCCTGTTGGACTAACCGCTCTTGCGCCCGGCGAAAGAATGGTTGGTTTTTGGACTTCAGTAATGTTTTGTGCAAGTTCCGTCAAAGCCTTGGCTTGTGCCGCTCCGCCTGGTTCAAGTGCTAATTCTGAAGCCACACTTCGCAACAAATCAGCCCTCATTTGTTGGCGGGTATCTTCAGGTATGCGCTGACCAACCATTTGTGCGGCCTGTTGCGTTGGTCCGCCACCACCGGCAAGTGCCATTGACGGCGTTACTTCGGTTGGCAATCCTTGTAAGCGTTGGCGTAATCCAGCCATACGTTGCGATAATTGCTGTTGCTCAAGCAACTTGCGCTGTTGCTCGTTAAGTTGCATTTGAAACAACTGCCTTTGCAACCCTTGTTGCTGCACACCTTGCAAGCCTTCAGCCAGTGTGCCGCCACGAGCAACCGTTGAGCCTAATTGCGCAAGCGTTAGCAAGCGCTGTCTGCGCCGCTCTTCCTCATCCATCGGCATGGCGGGCAAGCCAGGGTACTGTTGCAAGCGATCAAGTCCAGTGCCAAAGCGATCAAAAATGTTTGGCGCGTAACCTTGTGATGCAGCTTCAGGCGAATTGGGCAACTGTTGCCCGCCAAAACTGCCGCTGCCCGTAAAAAAGTCTAGTAGTGACGCCATGCTTATCCCCTTGTCCTGCGATCAAGTTCTTTTACAGCTTCAACTAATAGGCCGGTAATTTGTGGGTAGTTAACCGCCATCATGCCGCTATCATCTTTTGCCACGGCTTGAGGCATAACACGTTGAACATCTTGCGCCATTACGCCGCCCGTTCGCTCATCATCGCCCTTGTAGTTGTAGTCATAGCCAGTCAATTTGCCAAGTTGCGACAATGGCGAATCCATGCGATCAACGTTTTCTTTCATGCGTTTATCGGACATAAGATAAGCAAGTGACGCCAACGTGCTGACGCCCTGACCAAACTGTTGGCCTGGTGATAAACGCTGTGATGCAATTTGTTGATTCTCAGCAGGAAACCCGCTCAAGCCTTGCGATCTGATGTTCAGTTGTTGCAACGGGTAGGCTTGTTGGCGCAAGAAATCTTGATACGCCAAATCGAGTTGCGCTTGTTGTTGCGCCTGTTCTTGTGCGCCAACGCCAAGCAGTTGTTGCGCTTGTTGTTGGCGGATTGCTTGTTGCTGTGCACCTAGCCCTGCCAGTTGCGCAGCCTGCGCCTGGCGCGTTGCAACGTCTTGTTGTGCAAGTTGCGCCGCTTGACCAAACCCTTGATAAGCCAAATTGCCAGCCGTTTGGCCTGCCGCTTGCAAAGCATTAAGATTGGTCATTGCCTCAACAACGCCCTGGCGCGATCCGCCAAAGGCGCGTGCGCGTGTTGCGGCTGCGGCGTTTTGCAGTTGTTGCTGCGCTCGTTGATTCTCAATATTTTGCAATGCCGTTCCAATGACTTGCTGCTGAAACGGATTGATGTATTGCTGAATGTTGCCGGCAATACTTGTCGGTTGCAGTGCCAACGCCGTTGCGTAATCAACGGTCTGCGTGCCTGGCCCCATAGCCCCGGCGGATGCAAGTTGCTGCAAGCCCAGTTGCGTTGCCGCCGTGGGCGCGGCTATTCTTGCGCCGCCATAAGGCGTGTATTCCTGGGCGGCTAGTTGCTTAGAAAACTCATAGTTCTCTAGCGCCGCCTGTTTGAATGCCGGGTCAAGTTCAACACGCGTTGTCTGACCGCCGCCGCTTTTACTCATGATTCAACTCCTTGGACATGACAGTCCATTTCTCTTCATAACCTTCGTCCGCCAAAAACGTACGCAGCCAACCACGTCTTCCGGCAAGTGTCACACGATTGCATCCGATTGATTGCGCCCATCTCTCAAGGATTGGACGCATACGCGAGAGTTCTTCTAAGTCCCCGCCAGCAAGAAAATAGTGCATCCCTTTGGCTTGTGGGTAACTCTGAATCTCAGTGATGACAGCGGATTGTCGACCAGGCCAAAACTGCATTTCATTGGCGTCAACGGCTCGCTTTATGTCCTCAATGGTATGTGTTCCGCCAGTGAAAGACAATGCCGCTTCAATAAATGGCCGGCATCGATCCCAATGGCTTAAATCGTGTGCGTTCACTTGTACGCCAATAAGTTTTCGCCAGCCACTAACGGCAGAGTTCCTGATAGCAATCCTTGCACATAAGGCAATGATGCACCTTGGTTTAAGGTGGAAAGGATTGAGCCTGTGACTTGTGGCGATAAATTAGACTTTTGCGCCTCAGTGCGTAAATCGTTGAATGTTGTACCCGTATTGAGCAACCCTTGACCTGTGGCGGCCAACTGTTGCGCCGTTGGCGCACCTTGAGGCATGGCGTAAAAGGATGCGGGCAATGTCACTTGATTGGCGGCAACGCGTGGTGCAAGCAATCCAGCCGTTGGTGTGCCGCCATAGGATGCCGCATAAAAAGCATCCATGTAATTTTGAATCTGCTGACCCGTTGGGCCTTTGATGTTTGTGAGCAACCCTTGCTCTGGTCCGTATCCGTATTGCAACTGCGCCTGCGGAACAACGGCTTTGCCATAAGTTGCCGGCGGTAACGCTTGGTTTGCCTTATAAAAAGCATAGTCAGGCGTTGACATGAGGTAAGTTGTCAAGGCATCTGTTGACGTGAATGGCGTTGTGCCTTGCTGATAACCCCTGAAGTTTGCCAACTCCGTGGCGTTCGGTACGCGCCCAAACACGCTTTGAAAAACGGCTGATGCTTGCACGTCATTGATTGGTACACCAGGTGCAGACGTAGGTGCTGGCGTCCCTGTTGGGGCTGGCGTTGTAGTTGGTGCTACGGTTGTAGTTGTTGTCGTTCCGGTCGATGGTTTTCCAAGGACTTGGCTTTGCATCGACAAAAGCGAATTTACATAAGTCTGGTATTCCGGCGTGTTTCGCAAATAGTTGTAAAACGATGTTTCGCTTGACAGAACAGGATTGTTTGCCGCAATAGCGGCGTTAAAGTTTGACAACTCGTTTTGACTTGGTTGTCTACCGAAAAGGCCATAAAAAACTTCCGCCGCCTGCGAGATAGAAATAGGTTTTGCAGCATCAAGCAATCCGGTTGATGGGCTTGACGTTGGAGCAGGCGTAGTGGTTGGAGCAGGTGTAGTGGTTGGAGCAGGCGTGGTAGTTGGAGCCGGTGTTGCGACTGGCAATGTCGCCGCATAGATTTGATAATCTGGTGTGCTTTTTAGGTAATTTTCTAAAGCACTCTGCGAAACAAGCGCAGGATTGTTAGCCGCCAAAGCAAGTTGGAAGTTAGATACTTCACTAGCATTTGGCGGCCTGCCAAATACGCTTTGGAAAACTTCACTGGCTTGCGCTAAGGTAATCATAATTCCCTCACATCGTTGTGGCGCTCAACGCGCCAACATTGGAAACGGTTAGGTAGTAACGCGTTCCATTGGGCGAACGAATGACAAGTTTTTCATCTTGCCCAAGTTCAATGTCAGCGTTCTTCTTACGGTTCAGCGCGTCAGCCAGCTCGAGCGCACGACGCAGCGTCAACTCGGCCACTTGATCGTAATCGGGCGTAGGGCGCGGCAGTTTCATCGACCACTTCCCGCTTTGGCGTTAAAACGAAAGATGCCTACCCGCCAATCCGTATTGTTGTTGCTGTTCAGGCGCACTTTTAGTTGCCTGCCTTGCAAGCGAATTGACGTTGGGTTAGCAAGTGAGTAAGGGCCATGCGTCGTTTCAGCGCTTGTTGGATAAAGTTTTGTCTTAAAAGTGACAGTTACATCCCCAAGCGTTGAGTCATCAGGAATGAGTTGATCAGCTACAAGCAAGTTATCACCCATTCCAATTTGATAAGGACCGCTTTCTGCATAAGGTGTTGAACCGTCATAGTTCCAGCCAATTTCATGCTCATAAACGTAGCCTGTTGGCGTACACATAATTGGATAAGGAAAAACGGCTTGTCCCGTTCCAATGGTGCGAGCCATACTTCCTAACGTCCAATGATTTTCGCGGTAATTCCAAACAACGTAGGAATCATTTTCAGTATTAGCAACAGACGGATAGAACCACCAGATTTCAGAGAATTTGCTATTGTGTACCGCAGAAACTTTAGAGATTTGGCCGCGATTGATGTTGTTAAACACATAGTCAGATACATCGCTTGGCAATGGTTTGGTGTAACCATCAAAAATCCAAAAGCCTGATTGACCCATCCAAGCGGCAAAGGTATCTGCCGCCGCGATGCCGATTGCGCTCACGGCACCGCAACCCGTTCCAACGCGCTCAAACCCGTACACATATGGCGGCCCTTGATACTGTGCAAAGTGAGCATCAACATCAGTAAGGATCAAGACGCCACCGCGCACGCGGCGGGCGCAAATGATGGAGCCAGGCGTTGAAAGCGTAAAGTCACCCGCTTGATTGTTGGCGGCTGGCGTCCAAACCGTATTGTTTTCTTGGTCAGACCATTGCACTTTTCGCGGATCGCCGCCAGCGCCAAGGGCAAACAGAAAACGCTCTTCAGAGACAATCAAACCCTTGCAACTCGTTGGCGCGTTTGTGATGGCAACGGCTTTGGTTGGCGTTGTAAAGTCAAGTTGCCACTCATACAACTTGCCATCGTAATCCGAGCACGCCACAAGATACTGGCCCCAATTGTCCATCGACCATGTTGTGGCGGGCTGAATAGCTAGCGTCGAACGAAATGAGCGAGCCGTTCCATAACCTTCTTGGCCGTAATCTCTGCCGCCATAAGATAAATTGATTGTTGCATCAGTGCGCCCTGCGCTGAAACTTGTTGGCGTAATGTCGGCCTGATCACCATCACCCTGGTAAGCGTAAAGTTTTGATGCTGACCCAACGGCAAGCCAAATGTTTGCCGAATTATCTTTCCACGCATACATGCCTCGTGGCACGCCGCTCGTGGCATTTGTTGACCATTGCTGCCAACCGCCCATTGGGCGAAGCGTTCCCTCGAACCATCTAACAAGGTTGGCGTCATACCATCGACCCGCCGCTTGATACTCGGTGCCGTTTCGGTAAACGCCTGGAGGAAGTTTGATAGGGACGAGTGGCATGTCAGTTGCTCATGTAAAGGGCCATTTCATCGCGGCGGCGTTTGACCAGGCCCGGCAACTCTTTCCCTGCCGCTTTAGTCCACATCTTAAACGCAACTGCTGCGCCCGTATAGTCGCCACGATTATGGCGCATCCTCAATGTGCTGCGTTGAAGGTTTCCTAGCCCCACATTGAACGAAAAGCTGACGAGTGCATCAAGGCGAGGCTGAGTAAGACCAACAGGACATAGTCGTGATACGCCAGCCTCAAAGCGTTGTAAGTCCTTTGTAAGTATGTCGTCAATTTCCGCCATCGATAACGTGCGATCCCAACCCGGTGGGATGGGTAAGGCTTTACGCTCTTCAACTTTGACGTTGATGTGCGATGGGTCAATGACATGGCCCACACCCACGGTCCAAAGCAACGCCGGGCAACGATAAGGCCGCGCACGCACACCTTCGTGATGCTTGATCATTTGGAGGGCAAGCGGACTGATCATTTCGCAAAGGCTCGTGACCCAAAGTGAAAGGCCACAATCGCGGCCCAAATTTGCTGCGTATCGTCATCCCATAGCTGATCAAGCATCAAATCGAATGGCACATTGGTTGTCCACGCGTACCAGAATCCGCCAATCTCAACGAATACCAACAACATGAACATGCCATAGGTCAACACAGGACGCACTAACGCTCTGGCGTTCTTGACCCACTGGCTTGTTCCTTCGCCAATTGCAATGTCATGCGCATACAGCGCTTTCATCTCTTCGGCTTGCGTTTGCATCGCCACTTGTTCAGTGTGAATCTCTTCAATGCGTTGCTGCGCAAGCAATCCCATGGCGGCTAACTCACGCTCACGCTCATTTTGCATACGGGCAAGTTCCAGCTCGTGCGCCTTGTCCTTGGAATCCTGCCAAAGATCAAGCAACTTGGGCACGCCACCGGCTAAGAATGACAAGAGCGTTGATAAAAGCGTCATCATGCTAGGCCGATCCTTGGCACTTTTCGTTCAACTCGTTCACCTTTTCCCATAGTGCTGTGATCTGCTTGTCGTAATTCTTTTCGAGGTAGTCAAGGCGTACTTTGATCGTTACTGCATAAGCTGCAATTGCAACCACTGCTGCACCCAAGTACCACAGTTTGCCGATTGCGTCGGTGATTGCTTCCATGGAGGCGTATGGCTTGCTGAATGCTTATTTCAACTTCAGCGCTAAATTCAAAAGCAGAATGATGATGGTGCCCGCCGTGGTCATAAGGATCATCTCCAATCTTTTGAGCCTGGCGTTGATTTGCGAATAGCGTTCGTCGCACACTGCTTCGTGAACTTCAATGCGTTTTAAGGCTTCGGAGTCGGCTGAAGTCATACATCACCTTTATTGCTCGTCTTTCGGAATTTGCGCCTCAGCCTGCTCCTTGATTTTCACAATCAAAGGCCACACGCCAGTCTTTGCCGGCAGATCGCCAAGCACGTTCAAAATAAATTGGATTTCGTTTTGGTCGAGGTTTAGGTTCATAGCCAGGGCAATGGTGGTTTAGTGATTGGTGGGTTCTTGCTTGTTTCGATTTGAGCTAGCACAGCAGCTTCCGTACCCGCTTTGTCAATACCGTTAGCCCATAGCCAACCAAGTACATATTCCTTGGTCAGTTGGTCGTAGGGGATGAAGTTGCCTTCAGGTGCTGGCAGGCTGTGCGTTGAATAGACATGCCCGTAATGCTCGCCATCGGAGTGTGAGCATTGCCAGTGTACGGTCATCACGATATTCGTTAAATCACCGTCTTGGGGTTTGCACTCTAGCTGAGAGATGTTCCAGTTCATGGTTGGGTTCCTTCTAGTTGAGCGAATTTGCCGTGATAAAGAGATCGTGCTTCTAATGCAACCAATCCTGCTAGTTCAAGGTCTTTGACATAAATATTTACTTTGGTCTTGCCATTTTTCACCACCCTAACAAGCCATGCCTTGCTTTTCTTATGCCAAGAAACATTAGGGTATCCCGATGTATTGTTTGCCAAAGCACCACGATTGCATTGGTTCTCACTACGGTTTGCGGCTCTCAAGTTTTCAATCCTGTTGTCAGCCCTGTCGCCGTTAATGTGGTCAACTTCCTGCGGCGTATATCCATGATGCAGCATAAATATCAAGCGATGCGCTTTTTGTGGCTTGCCTTGCCATGTAATGTGACGATAGCCGGTCTTGTGGATTGAACCAGCAGGCTTGCTCAACAGATACTGTTTGTTTGGATGACTTACGCTTTTCCAGTACAAGCATCCATCACGGTACTCAAAGCAGTCTGTAATGGTTTGTTGCGTAATCATACATTTGTCGCAATAATGTTCCAGTACCCCCCATCACACCACAACTGCACCCATTTTCCTGCTGTGGCGGGAAGAATGTCAGTTGTTGGTGTTCCATCTGTAATTTTAGTAACATTGCTTGAAGCAGAAACAACTTTTTGCGCACTTTGAACAACAATGTTCAAAAGACGGCCTGTGTTATTTGCTGGTGTTGGCAAGGTTAAAGTGCAAGTGCCTGACAGTGAGTAGCAAACTATGTAGTAAGCCGTATCGTTAACGCTTCCGCTTTGTGCAAACGCTTGCGATGTTGTTAAAGCAAATTGGCCTGCTACTTTTAACCCGCCATTGCCAGAATTTTCTGATGTGGTTCCTACAAGAAAATTTCTGTTTGCAGTTAGAGTAAGCGCCTGCGTGAAGGATGTAATAGCGGTGTTTGCTGTGCCGGAGGGGGCGGTGAACCATTTATGCACCCCAAACTCGCTACTATATCGGCTTGCCCCAAGGGTTGCTGAATATTTCCAAGTTCCAGCGGCAGATTCGTAGGCATTTGATGAAAGTGCCGTAGAACCATTACTGTCTAATGCAAGAGAAGCATACGTCCCCAACTGAATTGCTTTATCGCCACTTACCCACGCACTCGGAGTCACCCCAAGGCCGAGGTTGCCGGAGGAGTCGAGGCGGAGGCGTTCAGTACCACCTGTGCTCCAAGCAAGCGTATCCGCAGCCGGAGACCAAAATCCTGTATTGGTATCGCTAGCCGGCGTGATGCCTGGAAGTGCATCCGTTCCTGCGTAAAATCTTGTGGCGCCAGTCAACGTAATCGTGTCTGTGGTTGCATCGCCAAGGGTTGTGTTGCCATTAGCCGTTAGCGTGGATGACAAAACAACAGCACCGCTAAACGTAACGTTGCTGGATGCGCTTAAGGTTGTAAACGAACCCGCAGCCGCCAATGACTGACCAATGGTGACGCTATTGATCGTCCCCGATCCCGTTAGGTTTCCGCCAAGCGTAAGCGTCTTTCCGCTGCCCACGTTCATGGAAACGCTTGTGCCGTTCGATGCAAAGATTGCATCAATCGTGTCAAGGTTCGTGTTAAGTTTGTTGCCCCATGTGTCGGTGGATGCACCAACTTCGGGTTTGGTCAAACTAAGGTTGGTTGTCGTGGTATCAGCCATTTAAGCCGCCTCTCGATAAGGTGACACTTGAGGTGTCCAAGTTGTTCCTGAAACTGTTTGCGTGGTCCATGATTCGCTGGTAACCACTTGTGGCGTCCATGTGTCGCTTGGGTCGGGTATCGGTGACCATTTCAATGCGCCCGCTGCGCTTACAGCGCTCGTTGCGCCAATAGACACAGACGCCGAAATGGTTGCACCGCCTGATGCAGCAACCGTTGAAACGGCATCAATCGATACGGATGCCACCATGACGATGGTGCCTGCCGCTGCAACGGTTGATTGACCCGCCACAGCAACCGATCCCGCCGCAATGCGTGCACCGCTTGCAGCAACCGTTGATACGCCTTCAATAAGTACAGCACCGCCGCGAATGACGCCAGCGGAAGCGGATACGGTTGACACGGCGTTAATGACTGTCTCGCCATTGCGCCGCACCGATCCTGTTGGCGATACGCTTGACGCAGCATTAATGACAACGGCGCCTTCGACATAACTCTGTACGCCATAATTTGCACGCCCATAGTCATCAGCACCGTAACCAATCATTACGCCAACGTGATGTCAAAATCGCCAGCGCTGAAACGAAACACATCACCCGTTCCAACGGATTTGGATGCGGTAAGCTGACCAACGGCTAGCATATTGCCTGACGTTGATGCGTCATATAACGCCGTATGCGTAACCGTTCCCCACGATCCCGTGGCGGTGGGAAATTCAACGGCCGATGTGTTAGTGGCTGCGTCATTCGTTACCGTAAACGCCATGGACCGACGCAGATAACCGTTGCCCGACACTTCGTTGCTTGAACCTGACTCGCCAGGATCAGCGGTAAAAAGGCCAACGTAAATTGTTGCTGGCGCCGTGTAGGCTGATCCGCCAAACACATGAGCCAATACTTTGTTTTCAAGATAGTCACTGAATGAATTAGCCATGGATTACCCCATTGGTTTAGCGCGAACGCGTGGCGTTGTGCCGCTGTAATTGGCACGTTCTTGCTCTAGTTTCATGGCTTCAATGCCACGCTCATAAGCGGCATTCCAAACGGGAATGCGCGAATCATCTTGAAGGTACGGTGCCGATTGAAGCAGTGCGCCATACAAGTACAAGTCAGGATGCTTTGTGAGCAACCAGTTTGTTGTGTTGTTATCAGACAACGCGGCAATCTTGCCGTAGTACGTCATTTGAACTTGCGTCGTATCCGTTCCTGGAGATGGGACAACCTTGAACGTATCGCCAATAATTGTGTAGTAGCGCGGCGTGCCAGCCGCCGAAAAGTAACGCGTATAAAAGTCATCGCTTTGTTCATCGCTCAAAAACTCCAATTTGGTTGGCGTTGTCGTGAGCAACACAAGATTTTCCATTTGCAGGAAATCGGATGGCAGTTGCGTGTATTCGCTATCGAGTGTGGCGTTGGCACGCACAATCATCTGTCGAACGCGTACGGTTCGATTAAATTCGGCTTCCGCCAACATGATGAAGTCGGCAATGGCAGACGTCAAATCGGACCGATTCAACCAGTCAGCAATCGACGTTTTAAGTTGTGCGTAAGTGCCAAGCGCCATGATCAGGCAGCGTCCTTTTTGCGAAGTTCGGTTTTAAGACCGATTGATGCTCGGTAAGCATCCTCTTGAGGACGGATTGCCCAGGTGTGCTGATGCTTGTATTCCCAGGTTCCAATGTGTCCAATGTGTTTGGACAGGTCATGATCAATATACAACGGAATTGAATTGTCGCGCAATAACTTGCAAAAGTATATGTCTTCGCCCATGTAACCTTTAGCCGCCACATCCCATGGCGTAGCAAACCACGGCATCTCAATGGCGCGAAACACGTTCGTGTCAACCATCATCACGCCAGTGCCCACAGCGTCTACTTGTTCAACGCCCGTGTCATGCTCGCCGGTATAGACAGGCACCTTGCGTTGGGTTTCTGGATCATAGTTCGCCGCCGTTGGCCCCACTGGCATTCGCCTGCGCGGGCAGTTGGCAGCAACAACGAGTAAATCGCGGTCAAGCAATTGCTTGATCGTATCCTGCGGGAAACGCATATCGCTATCGATAAACAACACCACGTCAGCGTTGTTTTCCATGGCGGTCATCACCAATTCTGAACGCTGGCTTACAAGCAACGTCCCCTTGGAAATGTTGACGTTTACTGCGTCGTTCGGATGGTTCGCCACATGGAACGCCACAGCGTTAACAAGGTCAAACGCAAAGTCTGAATGCACTTCGTCCCTTGCCGGGACGCATACACTAATAATTCGTTTCTTATCCATCACACCCTTCCTGGTCGAGTCCTGAAAAATCGGTTATCGGGATCATTGAGCCACTTCTTGAAATCTTTTTCTGTGCGCGTGATGCCCTTACTCACCAAGTCCATGTAGATGTTCATGGGGATGGATGCAACCTGTACGCCAAGACCTTCACCGTTCCACCTGGCGCGTTCGTCAATCGATGCGAACTCTGCCTTGTTGGTCTCAACGATAGGTGTTGCGTCTTGAATCGTTTCAATCACCGCTGTGTCTGTGGCCTCGTCGTAATGCCAAATGCGCGTTAGGCCAAGAAGTGGATCATGCTCGAAAAGTTTTGATTCCATGTGAAAACGGGAGCGTTTCCGCCCCCGTTCCTTGTTGCTGGTTAGGTCGAAAGGTCAGCCGCCAAACCGTGTGCTTTCTCGTTGTAGATGGCAAGGCCATATTCTGCGAGGAGCAAGCGCTTTTCAGCATCGCCCGTTGTTGCAAGCTCGACTTGCTGGAACGGACGAAGGAAATGCACACCGGCATAGTCAGGTGACAGCACAAACGCGTCACGATCACGCTGGAACCTATTAGGGACGATGTTCACTTGGCCGAAGTCTCCGACATATACATCAGCCGCGCCGATTATCTGCGCTTGCTTGCCAGCAGGCACATCACGATAGCGCGTTGCGATGCCGTTGAAGCCAGAAACAACTTGCTTGTTCTTGGCACCAACCATCACAATCGAAGGATCGCCGCCTTGTTCCCACACTTTCTGAAGCACATTCTTGAGAATGGTTTCAGTGAATGCACGTATAGCACCATCAGAACGCGTTGCGTCTGGTAGTGTTGTGTAAGAAGGATCGGCACCGTTCGTACCCTTGTCGGTGTTGGTCTTGATGAACGCGAGCAACGATCCTGTCTTGGGGGCCGTTGTCGAGTTACCAGCGGTTGCTGCCTGGTTAGCCAGCATGATGGTTTCCATATCGCGCTTCAGTTCAGCCGCACGCTTTGCCAACTGATAGGCCAACTCTGATTTGCGGCCTGCTTTGTTGACAGCTTCAACCGTACCGGAGATCACCACAGTCTTACGGCTGATCTGTGTGTAATTGGTCAGTTGAACGGTTGGCGTTACAGCGTCATACGTCGAAATGTCATCACCTTGCAGTTGCGCGTTTGCGGTCGTGTTGTCCGCCAACGTGTCTGTCTGCCACTGGAACAGCGTGTTGCTTGCTGTGCCACGTCCAATGTTGTTCATGAACGGTGTGGTTTCAGGGCTGATGTTGTAAATCTGATTGCTCAAGTCCTCACGGATACCCTTTGCAGAGTAAGTGAGGAAGGTATTTGTTGCGATAGTCATTTGGGTTTCCTTTAGATGAGATGTTCAAACAGTTTGGCAGCGTCACGGACGTTGCCGGTTTTTGCAAGGCGCTGTTTGGCGCGAACTACTTCGCTCGTGGAAACTTTGGCGGACTTAGGATTGCCCGGTGCAATGACTTTGGCCTGCTGTACGGTTGGCGGCTTGGGCTTGATCGTTGCCTGTTTCGCCGTGATCCGGTCGTACAACATTGCTTTACGAAGTAACTTGACAACGCGGTGATCAGCCACGCCCTTCAAATCATCTTCTTGAAAGCCTTCCTTCAAACCAAATTCAATCAAAGCCGCCTTTTCGGATTTGGCCGTATCGGCGTTCTTCCATTCCGGGATAGCCTCCACAAGAAGTTGCGCTTCTTGCTCAAGCCTAGCTTTCATTGATCGTTGCACTTCGGCCTGCTGCAACTGATTCAAGCGTTGGAGTTCGGCTTGTGATGCTGCCAATTTCTCGTTGCGCTGACGTTGCAACTCGGTTTGCCGCACCCATTCGATTGGATCGTCCCTGTATAGACTCTCCATATCAATCGGGTTTTCCTGCTGCTGTTGGATTTGCTGTTGCAAAGCCGTAAGCAATTGAGCGT